GAAGATCTTGATGATGAGTCTGTAATAAAGAAAACAAAGATTGCAAAAAAGAAAATTGTAGCTGAGGCGAAGAAATACTTCAATGATCAGAAGGAGAAATACAAAATGCCACTTGAGTCAAGACCGGCAGGTATCTCCGATGAAGAAAAGGAAGAGTTCGAGTCTTATAAACAATATACCAAGCAAGCGAAGACTCTTGCAGAGGAGACAAATCGTAAGCGTCAATGGTTTGACCAAAAGACGAATGAAGTTTTTGATAATGGGTTCAAAGGTTTTGAGTTCGATATCAATAACAGAAAAATTACATTTACTCCGGGTGATGCAACCGAGCTTAAAAAAAGTCAATCGACTCCACAGAACTTCATTGGAAAGTTCTTGGATGAAAGCGGCTTAATAAAAGATGCGGTTGGTTACCATAGAGCGTTGTCGATTGCTATGAATCCGGACAAGTTTGCCAAGTTCTTCTATGAGCAAGGAATGGCAGACGCTACCGATGATGTTGCACGCAAGATTAAAAATGTAAATATGTCTGAGCGTAGAGCACCTGAAGTAGGTAAAGTTTCGGGAGGAATTCAGGTTAAAGCTTTGAATCCTGATTCCGGAAGAGGTTTAAAAATTCAAAGCGCAAAAAGAGTATAACAATTAAAAATTTAAAAAAATGCCTATTTTAGCAAATCCCGGTTTTGATTTGCAACCCGCAGCGGAGCGAGTTGCTTTACAAACCAATTACATTACTAACTTCAACTTCTTGAATCAGTATCTTCCTGATACTTATGAGAAAGAATTTGAGCGTTATGGTAACCGTACAGTTGCATCATTCTTAAGAATGGTTGGAGCTGAGATGCCTTCTATATCTGACCAAATCAAGTGGGCAGAACAAGGCCGTCTTCACATTAAGTATACAGCTTGTACTGCATCTCTTGTTACAGGTACAACAGCGAGATTTACAATTGGAGATGCTAATGTAACATCTAATGCTATTAGAATTGGACAAACAGTAATGATTCAACAGAATACAACAGGAGCAAGTAATAAGGCTATTGTTACCGCTGTTAATGCATTGACTTTTGATGTTGCTTTCTATGAGACAGCAATCAATGTTGTTAACACCAACATATGTACTGTATTCATCTATGGATCTGAGTTTAAAAAAGGAAGTAGCGGAATGGACGGTTCTTTGGAAGCTGAAGATTCAATCTTCTCTAACAGACCTATTATCATCAAAGATAAGTATTCTGTTAATGGTTCTGACATGGCTCAAATCGGATGGGTTGAAGTAACTACCGAGAATGGAGCTACCGGATATCTTTGGTATTTGAAGTCTGAGCACGAGACTCGTCTTCGTTTTGAAGATTACTTAGAGACTGCAATGATTGAAGCTGTTCCTGCTCAAACAGGTTCAGGTGCATTGAATTATCTTAGCGGTGGAGCTACTCCATCAGCAGGTTCTGAAGGGGTATTCTATGTAGTCAACAATCGTGGTAACGTGTGGGGTGGTGGTACTCCAACTACATTAGCCAATTGGGACGAAATCGTTGGCCGTCTTGACAAGCAAGGAGCTATCGAGGAGAATGTTATTTTTGTTAACCGTGGTTTTGGATTTGACATTGACAACATGTTGGCTACTTTGAATGGTTACAATGGTGGTTCTGCTGCTAATGGAGCTTCTTATGGATTGTTTGACAACGATGTTGATATGGCTTTGAACCTTGGATTCAGCGGTTTCCGTCGTGGTTATGACTTCTATAAGACTGATTGGAAATACTTGAATGATCCAACAATGCGTGGAGGTTTAAGCACTGCATCTACCGCTACAGGAAATATCACAGGTTTATTAGTTCCTGCCGGATCAACAACTGTATACGATCAGATCATGGGTAAGAACGCTAAGCGTCCATTCTTGCACGTGCGTTACCGTGCTTCTGAATCTGAGAATCGTAGATTCAAAACTTGGATCACAGGTTCTGCCGGAGGTGCTCAAACAAGCGATCTCGATGCAATGGAGGTTCAATTCCTTTCTGAGCGTTGCGTATGTACTTTGGGTGCTAACAACTTCGTATTGTTCCGCTACGGATCTTAATCTTAAATAATTAAAAGGAGGTGTCCACTGTGGACACTTCCTTTTTACAATTTTAATCTAATTAAATAAAAATCAAAATGGCAAAAGAAAAAATCATTAAGGATAAGACTTACCGTTTATTAAACGGATCTCCTTTAACATTTGTGTTAGCTTCTCGTAATCATCCAAGATTCCCTCTTATGTGGTTTGATGAAAAGAAGAATCAAAACAGAATACTTAGATACGCTGTAAACCAAGCCTCTCCATTCGAGGATGAGCAAGACAACAATCCTATTTTAGAACCAATTGTATTTGAAGATGGAATGCTCAATGTTCCAAAAAATAATCCTGTGCTACAGGAATTTTTGCATTATCATCCACAAAATGGTATTGTTTTTTGTGAGGTAGATAAAGAGAAGGATGCTTATAATCAAGTTGCTGACTTGAATGTAGAAGTTGATGCTCTTATTGAGGCTCGTAATCTGACTCTTAGTCAAATAGAAATGATCACCCGGGTTCTATTCGGAAAGGATCCATCTACTATCTCTACGGCTGAGCTTAAGAGAGATATTTTAGTGTTTGCTAAGAATGATCCATACACCTTCTTAGAAGTGGTTAATGATCCTGAGCTCAAGTTCCAAGCGAAAGTTAGAATGTTCTTTGATAGAAACTTATTAGTTGTAAAGAATGATAGAGATATCTACTTTAATACAGCTACCAACAAAAAGAAGATGTGTTCGATAGCATTTGGCATGGATGCATTTGAGATGTCATTGTCATACCTTCAAAGCGATGAGGGTATTGACTCTTTAAAGATGTTGGAATCTCACCTATCTGAAGACTGATCAATATAATTAAGTAAAAATGTAGGGGCTAATTAAGCCCCTATTTTTTTGATTATATTTGTAAAAAATAAGCCATGATCAATTCAGTAAGAAATACCGTATTGTCCGTTCTTAATAAAAATAATTACGGATATATTTCTCCCTCTGATTTCAATCTGTATTCGCAACAAGCTCAGATGGAGGTGTATGAAGAGTACTTTAGCAATTTCAATAAGGCAACTAACTTTGAAAACTCAAGACAGTCAGGTACTGATTACGCTGATTTGGTAAAACCCATTGCTGAGGCTTTAGATTTTTTTATTGTTAGTGATAATCTATATCCCAAACCTAATTCTTTAGGAATGGATACAAATAATTTCTACAATCCTTCAGTTACTACTACAGGTAATGAGTCTTACATGATCAATAAAGTGATTTGCTACACAAATAAAAAAGTAGCAGGCGTAAACACTTCTGTCACGCCAAATCAGTTGGTTGATAGTGTAGTAAACTTTAATACTTTGGGAGTAGTTCCCGGTGATATAGTTGTAAACAACACTACCAATCAATCAACTACAGTAGATGCTATATCATCTTCATTTGAATTGGAATTGGTTAATGATATATTCTTAGCTTCCGGTGATCGTTATACAATTTATTCATACTCTGAATACTCAGAGGCTGAAAGAGTTTCTAATGGCAAGATATCAGCGTTGAACATGTCAATGCTAACAGCTCCATCAATAATGTTTCCTGCTTATACGCAGTCTGATGGTGTAATGACATTGTATCCGAAATCAATTGTAGGATATGGTGCTGTAAACGCTACATACTTTAGATATCCAAAGCCTCCAAAGTGGACATACATCTCACTTACAAATGGAGAACCTGCGTTTGACCAATCACAACCTGACTATCAAGACTTCGAGGTTCCTCTTGAGGATGAGTATAAGTTAGCAATGAAGATTCTGCAGTACTGTGGTATATCTATCAGAGAGCAGCAAGTTGTTCAGTTTGCTATGGCTCAAGAACAACACGAACAACCTACATTTAGTCAACAACAATAACAATGGCTTATATTTCTCAGTACGAATACTACGATAATAATGGCAATAATCCTCAAGACGCTAATTGGGGATCGTATCAATATGTAAGCTTATTTGATATTGTCAACAACTTCATGTTAATGTACTCAGGTAACCATTCCTTGGTGAACAATGAAGAAAGATACAAGGTTTTATTTCATGCTAAAAGAGCCATTCAAGAATTGAACTATGATGCTTTCAAAGAAGTGAAAGTATTAGAACTTAGCGTGACTGATTCATTGAGATATGTTCTTCCATCTGACTTTGTGAATTGGGTGAGAATATCTTTATACAAAGATGGATGGCTTAGACCATTGACTGAGAATATTCAGATCATGTCTTCCAATGCATACCTTCAGGACAACTCCGGCAATATTCTTTTTGACATCAATGGAAATATACTTCAGCCTCAACATTCAAATATTGATTACGACAGGCTTCATGGAATGCAGCAGAGTTTGTATTTGAATAGAAACAGCCCATACCATAATCAATGGGGGTGGTTTATAGATGGCAATTGGTATTTCAACTACAGAATAGGCGCTGCTTATGGATTGAATACCGAGACTGCTAACTACAATCCCACTTTCAATATTGACAGAAAAGCAGGAGTTATCAACTTTGACTCGTTGATGATGGGTGAGCTTTGCATCCTTGAGTACATATCAGATGGAATGGAGAATGGAGACAATTCATTAGTTAGTGTAAATAAATTATTTGAAGATTATGTTTATGCCGCTATTGAATACGCAA